TCCTGCTGTATCATAATATTTAACATTAAACAACGCTGCTTGAACGGGACTTTTAAATAATTCTGAAACATCACTCCAATTATCTCCATATTGTGTTATTTCAGTAGTAATAAAAAATCTGTTTGTATACTCTTGGCAACTACTTGTTGCTGCCAAAATTAAATTATCAATCAATGTATCATCCACCGTTGTATCAACTTTCAGATGTGCTTTAACTTCTGCTGTTGTTAAAACTTGCGAACTCGCTGCTGTTATTACTTTATATGCTCTCATTGAAATGGTTTAAAAAAAAAGGGATTGGCCGATTAAAACCAACCCCTATCAATCAATTAATTTATATTAATGATGTAAATTTAACAAATGATGCTCCATCAGCAACTCCCCAACCATAATGGTTGTTTAGAACTAATCTTACCTCATTGTTCATTGCATTCGTGTATGGATCAACTGTGATTGATGTTGGCCCAAATGTTGCAAAATAAACTCTGTCAAAATCTCCAAATATTCCATCTGCTGATGTTGCTGCAACTGTTGCTGGCGCATTTGAAAAATGAACTGGTCTACCTAACAATAATTCATTATCCATTGCTGCTTTAACTGATGCTACTTGTGCATCTGTCATTAAACCATTATAAGCTGCCCAATTGTAAACAAATCCTAAATTTCCACCTAAACCATGGTCATCTGCAATAGTTTGAATTGCTGTTAATGCATCCCCTGCTAAATCTGCTGAGCCTGCTTCAGTAAATGTTAAAACCCCACTTGTTCCTGCAATACATCCTGGTGCTGATGTTACATCTGATGAACCAAACATTGCTGCATCAATTTTGGATGCAACTTGTTGCCCTAATTGTGCCATGATTGCTGCCTCTGCTCCTCCATTTTGNGCTAAAATAACATTTGAAATGTTTGCAACTGCTGATAATCTGTTTGGCGTTAATGTTACTTTTCCAAAATCTGCTCCTGTATCTGAAACTGTTGCATTTTCTGCTGCCCATGCTGCTGTTGATTTTCCTGTTACAGGAATAACTGTATCAGCTGCCATGTTTCCTAAATCATTCAATCCAACTTGAGAATAAACTCCACTTTGAATTAATGCATCTGCATATGCTCCTGTAACTGATGGTGCAATTGCTGATGTTCCTTGATCAATTGTTCTTTTCTCAGTCATAAATGATGGCATCCCAATTCCGTTTAATGCTCCTCTGTTTTCTCTTTCTGCCTCTTGGTGCATTTCTGCCTCAACTCCTGTTAGCGTTCCGCCGTTTCTCATTTCGTTTACTGCTTTGAATAAACTCCACTCTCTAACTTCTTTAACTTCTGGCTTTGCAACTGTTGTTCCAACTGTTGATGCTGCCAATCTTATTTCTTTTTCCATTTTTTCTGCTCTTTCAATTTTTGCATCCATATTGTCTGCATCTGTTAATAACTCATCAACTGATGTGTTTTCCTCAGTTGTTAAATCACGCTCTTCATTTTCTGCAATTAGTTTTATTTCCTCTAATTTTCCGATAATATCTGAACGCATTTCTTTTAATTCTTTTGAATTTTTCATTCTGCTTTCTTTTTTATTATTAATTTTATTTCCTTTTTTGTAACTCAATCTTTAAATTAAGGATTGAACGCTTAACTAAATCCAACTCCTCTTTTTCTCTTTCTTGTTTTTCTTTGTAAACGCTTAATCCTCTTTGTGCAATAACTAAATTATCAGCATCAGGATAAGCAGGATAAGTAACAGGAGAAACATCAAATAATCTTTTTACTTTTGTAATTGTTCTCACATCCATCCCATCTCTTGTTTCCCAACTATCATCAGCAACAGTAAATGCAAAAGAACTTTGTGTTATGTCGCCTCTTTTCATTGAAACCGCTAAATCTTTACCATAAGATGTTTCAGGCATTTCAAATTCATATCTTAAACCCTTTTCATCAGTTGATAATGCTAGTGTTCCGCTTGTTGTTCTCGCTAAAATAAGGTTTCCATCATGGTTTATTAATGCTCTAACATCATTTTCTAAAACATCATCAAATGCTCCAGGTGCAATAATTTCTCTAAAACCCCCTAAATCTTCACTCATTGTATTATAAACAGATGCATGGCCAACAACTTTTACTGTTTCGCCCTCCTCCATTCTAGTTTCTATTTCAAATAATCGTTTTTCCATAATCTTATTATATTTTTTATCCCAAATGTTTTTAATCTTGTCCATCCTCCCCAATCTTTTCAATGGTTGTCATATTCAATTGCATGAAATGTTTATCACCATCTGCAATTTTATTCATATTTTCTTTGTTTCGGATTTCATTAATGCTCATTGCTCCAATATTTAGCATTGTTCTGTAAAATTCGCTCCTGTCTTTTGTGTTTCCTCTTAACAAACCATTCACATTGAACTCAACTATTGTTTTGTCAATTTCATTTGTTCTAAATAGTTTTAAATTCATTTCCTGCTCAATTCTTGTTAAATACGGCATAAGTGTGTAAGTAACAAATTCCTGTGATTGCATTTCAATATTATTAAAACTTGATTTGCTTAAATCTTTCAGCATATGGGGAGGAATATTAAATATTCTCGCAACTTCCTCAATACTAAATGTTCTACTTGCTAAAAATTGTGCTTGTTCTGCACTTATTGAAATTGGTTTAAATGTCAATCCCTCTTCTAAAACAACAGTTGAATTTGAACCTGTCAATTGTGCATAAACATTATTGAATGAATTTTTTAATCTTCCAATTGCTGTTTCGCTTAATGCTCTATCAGTTTGTAACACTCCACTTAATTTTGCACCATTTTTAAAGAATGTGTTTCCAAATTCCTCAACTGCCATTCCCCAACCGATTGAATTTTTACATTGGTCAATTGGGCTTAATCCAATAATCCCATCCTTAGTTAATGTTTTGAAATGTAAAATATCTGCCGAATCATAAATGTTTGTTTCTGTTTCGTAAAACAAAACCCCATCAATAAATTTAATTTTTACATCATCTACATTTAACGGCAACAACGCTGTTGGGATTGCTCCCCTATTTCTTTCAATGCGAACATATGAATTCCCTTTTGTGAGAATATCCATCATTACCTTTTCTAAAAATGTAATTTTTGATTGATAATTATTGGGCCTAATTTTCAATAAAGAATAAACAGGGTTTTTGTCTGCAATTATTTTTTCCCCATCTACCTTTTGAAAAACCCCCAATGGCAAACTTGAAACACTCTCGCTTAATAAACGGATTGCGGCCCAAACTGCCGTAAATGTTAATGCATTATCACTTCCAACTGCAACTGCACTCCCAAATGCTGGAACTACATTTATTGCTCTTTGTTCGTGTCTAACTTCATCTTTTGATGGATTAAACACATTTTTAATTGTATCAATTACGCCCAAATCTTATAAGAATTTGCGCAATTATACGCTAAAAAACACTAACTTTTGTGCAACTTGGTTGCATTTCTTAAATTTAATTTAACGCCCTTTTTATGCGTTCTAAGGCATCTTGATGTTTTGTGGTATATATACATTAAAAAACATATAAAATCAATTACTAGATAAGGACTAACAAAACTAATTTATTATGTTAAATTGTTTTTTGCACCCTTTTTAACCTCTTATCTCTGCAATTTCTGAAACTATTATAGTCTGAATATCGCCTCCTGTTAAAATGTTCCTCGCATTCCTGCTCAACAATTTCATATGCCTTTTTATAGGTTTTTGTTTGTGCTGCAACATCCCAAAATCTGTCATCAAATCCCTCTGGTGTTAATAATGCTAATATTTTATTGTCCATATTTTTAATTAAAATGTTAATATTCCTCTCCCATCATATACACTTGTTGAATCTTCCCCTGTCATCATTTCACCAATTCCCATCACCAATGCAACAATTCCATCAACTTTTTCCTTACTCTTATTTTTTGCAACCTTAATATTCCCTGCTGGATCTTCCTGTATTGCCACATTTGATAACATCCAATTCATTGCGGGATTGTTATCATGCACAATTTGTTTACCCAAAATAAGTTTCTCCAATTCCTTTGTTGGTGCTGACATTGAAACAAACCCCTGTCCAAATGGATCCATGTTTGCTCCATCATTTTGTAAATCAATTACTAATTGTGATGCGTTCCATCTATCATAAGCAATTGATTGAATCCGATATTTTTTACTTAACTCATTTATTTTTGCTTTAATGAAATTGTAATCTGCAACATCTCCCTCCGTTCCTATTACATGGCCATCCCTTATCCATTCCATATAATTAACCCCATCCCTATCACTCCTTTTCTTTGCATTATCTTTTGGAATAAACATATGCGGCAAAACAATAATTTTATCCTCAACATTAAAAACTAAAACAAATGCACTTATATCTCTTGTTGATGCTAAATCTAAACCTCCCCAACATTCCATTCCCTCCAAACTTTTATAATCAAAATCTTGATTGCATTCCGCCCATTCATCATGGCCAATCCATTGCGTTTGTGAATCTGTCCAAATGTTTAACATTAACCTCTTGAATGTGTTTTGATAAGATGGAACATTAACGGCCTTTTTTGATTCCTGTATCATGTAATCTTTCCTTAAAGATATTCCATAATTTGGGTTTGCCTTTTTCCATGTTTCCTCTAATGTAATATCATCTTCATNATCCGCCTCAAATATNACAGGNTAAAATGTATCATCATCAATTGCTCCATCTTGCACTTTCTTTGCATAATCNTAAACCTCATAACAAATTGATTGCCTGTCATATCCCGCTGTTGTGATTGCAATTGTTAATGGTTGCCGCCTACTTCCTGTTGATGTTGTTAAGGTATCCCATAAATCTCTGTTGGGCTGTGTGTGTAATTCATCAAAAATAATACAGTTGGCATTAAACCCATGTTTTGTTTTACTGTCTGAACTTATTGCTTGAAAAAAATTTCCCTTTGCCTCATGTGTGATTGAGTTTCTGAACACTTTGGAGCGGCTTGTTAATTCATTTGAATTTAATATCATTCCCTTTGCAATTTCAAAAACAATTCCTGCCTGGTTTCTGTCCCCTGCTGCTGCATAAACTTCTGAACCTCTTTCACTATCTGCAAACAACATATATAAACTGATGGCCGCACATAATGTTGTTTTTCCGTTCTTTCTTGGAACTTCAACAAATACTGTTCTGTATTTTCTTAGATTTGTTTGCTCATCTTTCCAACCAAATATATTTCCAACAATTTCCTTTTGCCAATCCTCCAATAAAAATGGCTTTCCCGCTAACTCGCCTTTTGTGTGTGTGCAAAATTTCTCAATAAAACTTATTGCTCTTAATGCTGATTCTTTATCAAAATAATATTTACTCAAAATAATTATTTATTTGCGTGTTGTTGTTTACTGTTGGTGCTGAAATTGATGCCCTCGCAACAGGTGTTAATCCAAATTGAGTTGCCAACTTTAATGCAGATGCCAATGCATCCTTAGCAATTTTCTGATGTGGGTTTGCTTGTGATCTTGTAACCATGCCATCAATGTTTTTAAATTCCTCAACCCTGCCGTTTTGCCTTAACCATTGTTCGCTTTCAATATATAAAGCAATCTCATTACAATATGCCTCAACCAATCTTAAATCAACTGAATGCAACATCTTTAAATTAAACAATTGTTGTGTTACTTTTAGCCATTCGCCTTTTCCAATTTCACTCAACAACTCAGGTGCATCAGGCAATGATGAACACAATTCAACTTGCATTTCATTCTCAACCTCCCTGCTCTTTTCAGTTGTTCCCTGCATTTTTTTTAATGCGGTTGGTAGTTTCTTGCGGCCCTTTCCCATTTATTTTTTAGTCAATGTTGGTTCTGTTCTTATAAGTGATGGCATCCCTCCTTTTGGTTTTGCTTTCATAAAATTTCCACATTCGCACTTTGCCTCTTTAACTTCAACACTTCCATTGATAACACAAATTGTTGCTTTTTCCAATGTGCGTTCCTTTTTGCATTCCTTACATTTATAAATTGTTCCCATCCTTTTTTTTATTTCGTTTTGGTTTGAACTAAGTAGATAAACTAACAAATAGTAAACCCCTTTTTGCGTTAATGCCTCTTCCCCCTGGGCCGAACCCCCAATTTTGCGTGTAAAAAAAGAAAAG